AGTACCAGACAAACCACGCATTGATCCTATTTCTGGTAAGGAAGTAGATCCACAAACAGGCAAACTCACATGAAGCAACTTTTCTTGCTGCTATTTTTAGCGGCTCCTGCTGCTAACGCAGATCTGACACATAGCATCACTTCGAGCGCACAATTGACCGTCAATGCTGCTGTCAGTCAAGCTGAAAGAATTGGTACTTCTTTTAGTATCTCTGGGACTGGGGTGGACGTTACGGATGGCACGACTGCTGGAACGATCAGTGCTGGCACGATTACATCTGGTGTCTATGCACCAGGAACCATTGCTGCAACCCAAAATGCAACTTCAGGCGAATCATTTTCGTTCAGCCAATCGCTGACAACAGGAGATGCGGTTCCTACCAGTGCGCCAGCGACAGGAGCAGTTCCAAACTTTTCTGATGTGACATCGCACAGTTCTGGCGTTGCAGGATCGCTTGCGGGTTCTGTCACAAGTGCTGGAGTTGTAAGTTTAACTGCTGGAGGCCAAGGCACAGTTGCGACTGGATCTGTTGTAAGTTCCGTCACCGTGAAGTAGAACAATGAAGAGGTATTTACCATTATTATTAATATTAAATACACCTTATACTCTAGCTGTGCCAGTGGTTCCCAACTTTTCAAGTGGAACCATGTCGGCAGTTACCCGCACTACTCAAAATGTCACTGAATCTATTGTCTCTACTGACTACAACACTGGGCATACTTATACGGTTAACGGAACAAATATCACATTTGATGGTGCGACTATTTCGCCGCCACCAGAACAAACATCTCAAACAGTTGATGGGGTGAGCTATACATGGACTGGTGCAGACCTAACACAAAAGCCAAATGCAACCTTGACGGTTCCAGGAGCAGCTTTTCAATACGCAGAATCATATATTGGGCCAGGTCTTTCAAATCTAACAACGATAAATCGTACTACCGTACTCGAAAGTACAACAGAAACTACTTCAGTCTTCTCGCAATAATATTATTTAGTGGTCAAAGTGCGTTAGCTAATACTTCACAAACAGCAGCTCCAGTTGCTAATACGTCAGCAAGTCTTACCAATATGGCAATACAAACTTTACAAGGAAATCTTATACAAAACCAATACGGTGGTGGAGTGGTTTGCCAAGGGCCAATGTTGACATTTTCTCCATTTGTAACTGACTCACATAGCTACTCTGAACCTAAAGAATACTGGTATCAAAGCCCTGTCTACAACGATGATGGCACTATTCTTTATTATCAAGATGTAAGGACAGGCCAAAAGGATAATCACGCACTTAACATTGGTGCAAGTTTAACTTTTTCAATGCCACTTGATCGAAGATTTCAACGTACTTGCTTGAAAAATGCAAAGCTACAAGGTGAACATCAACAGCAATTAATAGAAAATAAAAAGTTAGATTGGCACATCGCCAGATTAAAACAGTGCGGAATCTTGAAAAAAGATGGAATTGAATTTGCTGTAGATTCTCCTTACTTTCATTTATGCGAAGATATTGTTGTTAAGCCTAAGATGGGTCAAGTTTTACCTCATCGACATGTTATTTCTTCTCCTTTAGAGGTGGCAAACCCCTCTTCTCCCGATAAGAATTAGTTCTTTTTTGCGATAAATTTGGTCGTTTTACATTTTTACCTAAAATCTTTTTCACTTTATTAACTACCTGTTTAATTATGGGCTTGACTACCTTTAAAAGCAGTGGTGCGCTCAATGCTGCTGTAGTTGCTACGAGCGTTATCCCCCCAGTTTTTACGACTTGGGGAACTGTTGGGATGGCATCAATTATCTGTTGTTGAACATTTAATTTTTTATATCTAGTTACACAACGGTTTCCTACCAATTCATACTTAATAATCTGTTTAGTACCTTCTTCGACTTTTGTACCAATCTCAGGCGCACCATCAGGAGGGCAAGCTTCTGGCTGTACTTCTGGCACTTCTGCTGCTGGAAGCGTTTCTGGTTCTTCGTATCGTTGAGGTTCTTCTTCTTTTATAGGAACAATCCTTAATGGTTCGTAATTGATAGGATCAAATGCTGGCGCACCAGCACCCGAACACAAAATCAGATTATGCTCTGGATCAGTATCTATTAGGGCATCATTTTCAACATTACGTCTTGCCTTAACGCAAGGCATTTCTATCAATGGAAATCCTATAGGGACATTGATAGGAACGCTTGGAGGTAAAACAGTTGGGATGCTAACAATATATGTATTAATAGGTTTAATTCCAATAAAAGGAATCTCAATCCTTGGGATCATTCCTATTAACAATCATTCCAATCTTTTGCGATTGCAGAACCAACCTTTCCAGATTGTTTCCTTGCTAAACCAAACCAGATTCCACTTACTACGGGGCCAATAATAGGAACTTGCATAATCGCAGGAGAAGTTGCAGCACCAATACTAGAACCAATCATTTCTCCATTTGTTTCACCTTTTATCCCAGTTTCTAAGCAAGCTATATCTATTGCTTCTCTTTCTTCTTGAGTGTAAACAGGTCTTTCTAATGCAACTGTTTCTTTATGAATAGCAATTTCTGTCGTACCCTTAAAACCAGGTCGAGTTTCTTGCTTGGAATATAAAAGTTTGGCAGGATCATGCTGATTAGATGCCATCGTCCAAGAATGTTTATTACCTTCCTTGTCACTTCGTATAGAAAAACTTGAATATTTATTACTAGGAAGTGCTGCTAAGTTTGGCATCCCTGAATCTTTGCGAGCTAATATCATTAAAGTAAAAAAATTACTTGATATAAGACCAAAGCCAAGGAGAACGGCTAATAATTGAGAACTAGATTTAAACATTTAAAAATCTAGTAATGGAAGATCTTTTGCTTTTTTATTTTCGTTTCTTTGTTGAGCAGGACTTAATGATCCAGTAGGTAAAGCAGGGCCAGATAAACCAGGCATCTTCATCGCAGCCATTACCTTTTCCATTGCTTTATCTTGAAGCATCTTCTGGTTGTCAGAATTTGTAACCCAGAGATACCCGAAAACTCCACCACCAGTTATACCCAAGACGAGTAAGAACGAAAGTGCTGAGATAATGTTAAAAACTTTTTGCAAAATTAAGCAGGAGAAGGGCCAGAAGTCCAAACTTCAGTAGGAGCTTTTAACGCTGCAACTGAATTTTTAACTGCATCTTCATTAGCAGTTACGGTATCAGTACCAAGTTTTGCTTTAACGGCTGCAACTAAAGCAGCGTTTCCTGATCCCAAGAAAGTTGCATAGTCTTGCATATCTGAATCAGAAGGACGATCCAAAGCAACTTCACTGTAAATAGAGTCGGTGGTATCACCATCAACACCAGTTACACGATAAGAAACGCTTAAAATGCACTTCTTACCAGCAGTTTCATGCTTGTGAGAGTCAACAGACCAAGTAATAGTTGCAGCCATTAGAACAATGTTTTAATTAAGTTTACTCTGAAACTACTTCACAAGCAGCTTCTGGTGCAGCAAGATCCTGCAATGCTTCGATAGCACCTGTAATTTTAAGGATCTTTTGAAGTAATTCTTGTTGAGCCTTTGTTTTTTCGTTGATCTCTTCCTGACCAGCGTTATATTCATCGGCAAGAGTTTTTGCTTCTGATTGCTTAGTAGCTAGAAGCTCGTCTGGGGTTGGCATAAAGAAACCTAATTACGTTGGAATTGTAGCCCTAAATTGCCATTTGTAAAACGGCGGGTTTCTTATTATTTAGAATCTTCTACTCCTTCAGCGTTTCTTACTACAGCAGTTTTTACAACACCTAAAGAATAAGCTTGATCTACTTGAGCATCTTCTCCTGTAGCAATAGCAATACTATTAGCATTACAATGCGCCATGTTTAAAGCAATAATCTCTTCTTTTGCTTTTCTTGCTCGATTTGTTAAAAAATTATCGGTATATTCAGAAATATCAATACAGATAAAATCTAATGCTTTTTTTTCTGTATCTGTAATAGAAGTTGTAATGTCAGGCATCTTAAAATTGATTTTTACTTATCCTACTAGCCATCCCATCCACTGACCATAATTACCTCCATCATAATTCACGGCAGTTCCACCATTAAATATTTCAATATAATCACCTTCATCCAGATTAATCATTAGACAACCTGAAAGATTATTCCAACCACCACCTGAGTGTTGATCGTACATTCTCCCCCCAGCAATTGAATTAACTTCAGATCCATTTTTCATCCACGTTGCGTAATAAGAACCAGCACCACTTCTAGCGACATTAGTGTGGAACCAGAAAGCATAATCACCGTCTACAGGTGCTACATATCTTTCATTTGAAGAATCAAAATCAGACCCAACATTTACATGAGGAGCCTCAAAAGGTATTTTGCTGTTTGCTGCTTCATTTCCACCATCGTAGTCAATCCTAGTTGCAAATCTTGAGTGCTTTTCCCTTATATGATTACCATCATTAGTGATTCTTAATGCTCTTGTAGGAGTTCCAGTTGACCACGCACCAGTGAAAAAGTCTATATTTGCGTATGGATTGTTTGCTTGATTATCATTTCTAAAATGTCTAAATTCCCAGTTAGCATTTCCATTTCCCCAACCAATTGTTGCTGCT